AGCGGGCGTTCAACGAAGCGGTGCAGTCCGGCGACGCCGGCCGCGCAGCGCTCGCAGTCCAGGGCCTCGTCGCCCTCCGTGGCGGCAACGGCCGCCTTCTGAATGGCAAGACCGCATCGAACGCCGATGCAGGCCCCAAGCCGTTCCAGTCGCAGGCGCAGGTCGTCGAAGCGATGCGCGATGTGCGCTACCACCGTGATCCGGCTTACCGCGCGGAAGTCTCCGCCCGCCTGGCCGTGTCGCCGCTGTTCAAGTAATCCACTCAACCTCAAGCAAGGACTAAATGTCGGACGCAATCCCCTCCCGCCTGGGTCAAGCCCAGGCCAACGGCGACGCCTGGGCGCTGTTCAAGCAGAACTACACTGCTGAAACCATCACCAGCTTCGTCGAGAACTACAAGCTGGACGGCCGCGTGTCGGTGCGCAACATCGAGAGCGGCAAGTCCGCCTCGTTCCCGAACGTCGGCACCATCGGCTCCGAGTACCATGTGCCGGGCACCGAGATCAAGGGCCTGGTGGTCGAGCACAACGAGACCATCATCACCCTCGATCCGATGCTGATCTCGCACGCCTTCATCGCCAACATCGACGAGGCGATGAACCACTACGACGTGCGTTCCGAGTACACCCGTCAGCAGGGTGCGGAGCTGGCGCTCAAGCGCATGCAGAACGAGCTGCGCTGCGCGATCCTGGCCGCTCGTACCACCGAAGGCAAGGTCGAAGGCCAGCCGGGTGGTGCCATCATCAAGGCCGCCACGATGGCCTCCGATCCGACCGTGCTGGCCGATGCGTTCCGCAACGCCCGCATGCTGTTCGACGAGAAGCTGCTGCCGGACAACCCGCAGGAGTTCACTGGCGCACTGGCCCCGGCTCAGTGGTATCTGCTGACCGAGAACAAGGACTTGATCGACCGCGACATCAACGCGGAATCGAACGGCTCCTACGGCCAGGCGATCATTTCCTCGGTCGCCCGCATCCCGCTGGTGAAGATCAACGCGATGCCGCGTGTCGATGAGTCGGCCCTGGCCTCGATCCCGGCCAAGTACCGCGGCAACTTCGCGGACACCGTGGGCGTGATCTTCCACCGCTCGGCGGTCGGCACCCTCAAGCTGCTGGACCTGTCCCTGGAGGACGTGTACCAGGGCGAGAAGCAGGGCACCCTGATGCTGGCGAAGTACGCGCTGGGTCACGGCATCCTGGCTCCGCGCGGTGCCATCGAGCTGTCGAAGGCCCCGTAAGCAATACCGCGCCGTTGGGCAAATCCCGCGGCGCTTCAATCTCTCTCCATCTACGGGGGACATCCACATGGGTGTCCCCCGTTTTTTTGCCCCGAATCCATGAACCTCGAACTCACTCCGACCACGGAACTCGAAGCCGTCAATGTGCTGCTCGGTGCTATCGGCGAAGCGCCGATCAGCGACCTCGAAGCGCTCGGCAACCTGTACGCCTCGCAGGCGCGCGACACCCTCCGCGCGGTGAGCCGCGAGGTCCAAACCGCTGGCTGGTGGTTCAACACCAGCGAGTCGTTCACCTTCACGCTCAACGCGGAAGGCAAGGTGCTGCCGCCGCAGTCGATCCTCAAGCTCGTCCCCGCACGCGGAAGCGAGCCGCTGGTGATCCGAGGCACGCGCCTCATCAACCCGCTCACCCTCGCCGACACGTTCTCGTCGGCCCCCACCGCCGACTTCGTGACCTGGTTCCTCGCCTACGAGGAGCTGCCCGAGTCGGCCCGCCGCTACATCGCCGTGCGCGCTGCGCGTCTGTTCCAGACGAGCGTGCTGGGTAGCGACCAGCTCTACGTGTTCACCGAGAAGCACGAGGAGGAGGCATACCTCATCTTCGCGCAGGAGCACGCCGACTTCACCTACGCCCGCGGCCACAACTTCCTCAGTGGCTCGACGGACGTGTCTGATATTTGGGACCGCTGATGCCGCTAATCACGGGGGACTATCCCTCGTTCCTGGGAGGCGAGTCGCAGCAGGACGATACCGTCCGCTCGCCGAACCAGCTCACCAAGGCGATCAACGCCTGGCTGCATGCCGCAATGGGCGCTGGCAAGCGCCCGCCCGCCGAGTTCGTTGCTGGCCTTGGCGTCACCCTCGATCACGACTGTGCCTTCCACTCCATCGTCCGCGATGAGAACGAGCGCTACATCGTCGCCGTGGGTCACCGCAGCATCCGCGTGTTCGACCACGAGACCGGCAAGGAATACACCGTCAACGCCACGGGCGACGCGCTCAACTACCTGGACACCCAGGGACAGCGTGCGTGGTCGTGCTTCGCGCTGGCGACGTTCTCCGACACCACCTTCATCGTCAACCGGCTGGTAGACGTGAAGCAGAGCGATGAGCTGTCGCCCGGTTCGCTGTACGGATCGGCGCAAACGATGTCCGACCTGCCGAAGCCCGGCGACAAAGGCTCGGCCGTTGTGCCGACCGGCGCGATCTACAACATCATCGGCTCGTCCGAATCGCAATTCGACGACTACTACGTCCAGAAGCAGTCCTCCTCGGTCTACCTGGAGGTCGCCCGGCCGGGCATCAAGCACCGCTTCGATGCCAAGACGATGCCGCACATCCTCAAGCGCATCCCCGATCCAGTGCATGCGGACGGCTTTTGGTTCTCCTTCGGTGGACCGGAGTGGACCGCGCGCCTCGCGGGTGACGAGCAAAGCAACCCGTTCCCGTCCATCGACGGCCAGCGCATCCGCGAGGTGTTCAAGCACCGGGACCGCCTAGGCTTCCTGGCCGGGGAGAACGTGCTGATGTCCGAGGTCTCCGATCCGTTCAACCTCTGGCGCACTTCGGTGACCCAGGTGCTCGACGCCGACCCCATCGACGTGAGCGTCAGCGGGTCTAACGGCGTCACCACGCTCTACCACGCAGTCCCGTTCCAGTCGGCCCTGTTCCTTGCCGCTGCGGGCGGCCAGTTCCTCCTGACCGCCGAGCCGTACCTGGCCGCCAAGAACGTCAAGAGCGATCCGGTCAACAGCTACAGCAGCTCGCCGTACATCCGGCCGAAGCTGATGGGCGAGTCGCTGTACTTCACCGAGGACAGCGGCGCATACGCCAGCGTGCGCGAATACTTCATCGACGACCTGTCGGTGACCGGCGACGCCGCCGACGTGACGGCGCATGTGCCCAAGCTGATGCCGGGCCGCATGCGAGCGATGGCGAGCGCAAGTGGTGCCGACTGCGTGTTCTTCGCTCCTGACGAGCCGACCGACGCGCAGCTCTACGTCTACTTCGTCCGCTGGATCGGCGACGAGAAGCAGCAGTCCGCATGGACGCGCTGGTCAATCTCCGGCGTCGGTCGCATCGTCCACATGCACGCCATCAACGACGTGCTGTACGCCGTCGCGGAAGCCCCAGGCGGCGGCTGCGAGCTGCTCAAGTTCCGCATGGTGCTCAACCAGCACGACACGGATGCCACGGGCGACTACAACTTCCTGCTCGACCGCATGCTGGTGGTGCAGCCCACCTATCAGCAGTTCGGCAACGAGACCTGGATCGACCTGCCCTACATCGTGCCCGATGGCATGACGGTCACCGTCCTCAAGACGGACGACTGGCAAGACCCCGGCGCGTACCTGGACATCACCAAGGCGCGCTGGGACAACGCCCGCACCCGCCTTGCGCTCCCCGGTAACCACACCGAGGGCCGCGTGGTCGTCGGCATGGACTACGAGCACCGCCTCACCCTGACCAAGCCCATCGTTCGCGGTGGGCAGAACCAGGCCGTGCTGGTGGGCCGCACGCAGGTGCGTGACATCGAGGTCGCCTACAAGGATGGCGCGTACTTCGAGCTGGAGGTCGAGCAGCACGGCAATGGCCGCGTCGAGACCTACGTGGCGTCGCACTCCGGTGCGTACACCGCGCGCGTCCTCAACGACTCGGTGTTCCGCACCAGCGCCCCGACGTTCCACTCCGGCTCTCGCCGGTTCCCCGTGCTGGGCGACGCCAACAGCGTCCGCATGCACCTCGTCAACCGCCTGCCGTTCCAGTGCTGGTTCCAGTCAGCACAGTGGCGCGGCATGTTCGTCTCCCGCAGCCGAGTATGACCCTGACCTATCGAAGCCCCACCGCCAGCGACATCCTCCACGTCGCCGAGAACATGCGGCAGGAGGACATCCTGGAGGTGGCGGCTTCGCATGGTCACACCCCGCTCCAGGCGCTCGCATTTGCAGTGACCGCGAGCGACCGCAGTTTCGCCGCGATGCACGACGGTTCCCCCGTGTGCATCTTCGGCTTCAGCCAGCACGCCGAGGGTATCGCCTCGGTTTGGCTGCTGGGCACCGACGCCCTGGTGGCTCCCACGTTCTGCCGCACGTTCCTCCGAGAAGCTCGGCGGATCAGCGACGAGTGGTCGGCCACCTTCGGCACCATCTTCAACTTCGTCGATGTCCACGCCGTCACCACGCGGCGATGGCTCGGCTGGCTTGGCTTCCGCGAGAGCGGCGTCGAGTCCGCCTACGGCTTCGCCAAGACACCCTTCGTCCGAGTAACCAAGACCCCATGTGCAACCCCGTAGCAGTCCAGGTCGGTATCGCCGCAGTCAGCGCGATGGCGACCATGTACGGCCAGGATCAGAACAACAAGGCCATCGAGGAAGCCGCGGAGCGTCAGCAGGAGCAGATCAACGACCAGGCCGCCGAGCGCACCCAACAGCGCATGGAGGAGGCCCGCGCACTGCGATCCGCGATGCGCGCCTCCGCAGCAGAAGCGGCAGTGTCCGGCAACTCGGTCGAGCTGCTGGCGAACGACATCATGGCCCAGGCTGGCCGTGACGTGGCCCTCATCGAGAAGAACCGCAGGAACGGAGTCGTCGAAAGCGGCTCCGAAGCACGCGCTCGTATCCGCACCGGCAATGCCGAGGCGCTGGGCGGCGTGATGCAGTCAGGCGCGAATGCCTACAGCAACATCCAAACCTACAAGCGCTATTCCATTCCCGGAGACGAGTAACCCGTGGCTCGCACGAAACCCCAAGAGATCATCCGCCGCGCGCAGGTGCCGCAGCGTCTCGCCGAGCGCCCCGTTCTGGCGGTGCAGGCTGACCAAGCGTCCTCCGCTGGT